AAGAGAATTTAAAGTAGTAAATAACAAAGTAAAATCAAAATACAAATCTTTGATAAACCAAGGTTATTCTAAACAACAAGTTTTAACAGCAATAATTAATTGCAAAAACAACGAATACCACAAAGAAAAAAATTATCAATATTGCACACCTGAATTTTTTAGTAGAACAGATACTATTGATAAATACGGGTTTGATACTACTGAAGTAAAAGATGTTTATTTTGCACCTGTAATACATGAATAAAATGTACAAAAGATTAAGCGACTTACAAGGGCAATTAAATGACATACGTAACCTTAAAAACGTTCGAGGTAAATCAATCGGTTGGACTTTTGACCAAATACCGTACACGGTGAAAGAAGGGTGTACAACTTACATAGGAGCAGCACCAGCGAGTGGTAAAACTGAAATATGGTTTGAGTTTCTAATTAACTTAAGTTGCATACACGGATGGAAACACGTAATATTTTCTCCTGAAACGGGTAACGCTGCCGAAATATACGCTGAATTATGCTATAAATATATCGGTAAACCGTACACAATAGGCGAAAACTCAATGACACAAGGCGAACAAGTTGCCGCTGAAATGTTTATTAACGATCATTTTATAGTAATTGATCCTATTGATAAAGATTTGACACTTGAAGAGTTTTACGAATTAGTAGATATAATTTCAAGAAAAGAAGAAATTGATATACATACTACTACAATTGATCCGTGGAATGAACTAACTGAAAAATTTGAATCTTCAGATTTAAACCGTGAAGATAAATACCTAAGTAGAATTTTAGGACTTGCACGTAAAAACGCACGAAAGACAAAGCGACACAACTGTATTATTAATCATGTACGTGACCAAGCGCCAATAACTCAAAATGGACATACATTTTACCCTATGCCAACGGCTCGTGATTTTGCGGGCGGTCAAGTATGGTTTAGAAAAGGTTTAACGGTTTTAATTCCGTGGCGACCACCAAAGGGTTTAACTGATAGTCAAGGTAATGTATATGAAGAAAACGAAGTGCATTTAAAAGTTGCTAAAAGCAAGCCTAAAGGCGTATCAAAAAACGGAACTTACAAACTATTTTTAGACGTTGAAAAATATCAATACTACATTAAAGATTTTGCTGATAATAAAATATATGCTAATCGAAGTAAACACGAACCTAAACCAATTTCAAATAGTTTTCCAACTTCAAAACCTGATATTGTAAACGGAAAAGAATTACTTTCGTTTAGTGAAAGAATGAAGCAAGGTGCGTTTAAAGAATTAGAGCCAAGAATAAATAAAGACGGAAACCCCGAAATGCCATTTTAATTATGAAAGAATTTTTTGAAAAATCAAAAAACCAACAAGGTTATATTTATATCTGTAGCGTCGATTATCAAACAATAACACGAAATGGAGAAATAATTGAAGAAGGAACTAAATATAAATATGGAAAAACACGAGATATTGAAAAGCGAATGAGTATGTATGGAGCTGCTTATAAATTAATGATGCGTTGGAAAGTTAACCATATGTCTTTACGTGAGGAATTAATTAGAAATAATGAAAATATATATTCAGATAGGCACGAAAGTTTAAAAGATGCAAGAGATGAACACGTAAATTATAATTGTTTTGGTACGGTTGAATGGTACGCAACAGCTGAAATAATTTTAAAAGGAAATAGTATTATAGTCAAAGATTTGTACGGTAATGAAGAAACAAGACCATTAGAGTTTATAAAAAACATTTTACATTTATAAAAATTATCAGGTCTTGGCGGGATAAAGCGGGATAATTTGAACGTAGATTGAATAAACATAAAATAAAAGTATGTCGAAAAAACACAAAAAAATAAAGATATGAGCATTGAATTTATAAAAAGAAAAACGGGTTTATGGACTGTTTATTTAAAGATTCAAAATTCTTTAGATAACATCAAAGAAAAACACGGACACAGAAAAGATTTAATTGATTCAATGGAAAAGAGTTTAACCGAAGTAGGTGAAGCGGTGTTATACTTTGAACACGTAGATAAACTACTTCAGGCAAGTAACAAAAAACAATTTGCAATGGAAATAGAAATAATGCAACTTAAGCAAAAGATTAGACACTTAGAACAAATCAACGTTAATATCGAGATATGAAAACACGAAAATGCCGCTACTGTAAATCCGTCTTTTCACCGATTACAACACTACAAAAAAATTGCTTTGAGCCAAGTTGTGTAGCTGAATGGATAAACGAAGTAAAAGATAAAAATTGGAAACGTAAAAAGGCGAAGTTAAAAATGGATTTAATGACTTTATCCGACTACGTTAAATTAGCTCAACAAGTATTTAACAAGTATATTCGATTACGTGATGCTGGGAACGCTTGTATTTCTTGCCAAAAGAAGCCGTTAAAAGAAAATGCTGGACACTTCTACAACGCTAACAATCATTGGTCCGTTAGATTTGACGAAAGGAATGTTCACCTTCAGTGTGAACACTGCAATACCTATCTTTCAGGTAACTTAATTTACTACCGTGAAAACTTATTGAAGAAAATAGGAATAGAGGAATTTGAGAATTTAAGCGCTGAAGCTACTAAAACACGAAAGTTCACAATAGACGAACTAAAAGAAATAATCAGCACCTATAAAAAAAAATGTAAAGAATTAGAACTATATTAATAATTTATATTACTTTTGACAAACACAAAATAAATAGATATGGAAAAACAGTTAAAATGGATTTACCCAACTAAGGTAAAAAACAAGTACGGTTACGTTTACAATTACTTTTACGTTCGCAGAAACAGAAAGTATTTATATTCAAGTCAAAGGTTAGAAGATGCGCAGGATTTTGTAATTCGATACGCTGAAAAGAATAACTTAAAAAACATTTACAAATGAAAAAAACAGCATTACAAGAAGCTTTTAATTTATTAGAAGAATTGCATCCGTCTTTTTTTGACGTGCATACTGAAAAAGGTAGGGCTTTTATACAAACGTTTCACAAGTTTATAGATATTGAAAAGCAGCAAATAATTGAAGCGTATAATGAAGGTCAAAATACACCTTACGAATATTCGGAAAGTAACGATGTAAATTGGTACGATGGTAATAATTATTATAAAGAAACATATAACTTATGATAACAAATTTTGAACAGTACACGCACGAATTAAGCGCTGAAGAAATGGAAATTTTACAGCTGGTAATTCACGGATTTAGAGCTTACAAAAAGTCGAACCCGATCAAAGCTGAATTAATAGTAAAAAGAATGAATGTATTTTTAGAAAATAACGGATACAAAATAAGATTAACACAACCGAGATTAAGAAAGTTAGTTAACTATATTCGTTCAAATGGTTTATTGCCGTTAATAGCTACTTCTAACGGGTATTTCACCAGCGATTGTAAACTTACTATTCAACAACAAATTATAAGCCTTCAGGAACGAGCTAATTCAATAGAGAATGCGGTACAAGGATTAAAGAAATTTCTATAAATATTTTTTTTAATTATAGTTATATTAAAAATTATTATTAAATTTGCATAACACAAAACACAAAATAACATGAAACAGTTAACTAAAATTCAGGCAGAATTAAAATGCCCTAAAGGAAGCTTCAACAAATTTGGCGGCTTCAAATATCGAAGTGCAGAACAAATACTTGAATCTGCAAAACCTATTTTATACAAATACGAAAGTGTATTAATACTCACTGATGAAGTAGTAGAGGTTGGTAGTAGGTTATTTTTAAAAGCAACTGCAACTTTGATTAACACGGATGGAGAAATTAAAGTAAACGCCTATGCTGAATTAAGCGAGCATAAAGGTATGTCAAGCGAACAAACAACTGGAACGGCTTCAAGCTACGCACGTAAGTACGCTTTAAACGGTTTATTCTTAATTGATGAAACGGAAAACGATCCTGATTCAAAAGATAATAGAAAAGCGGAAACGTTAGACAATAAAAGATTTCTCGAAGCACTAAAAGCAATTCAAGAAGGTAAATTTACTGCTGAAGAACTACGAGCTAAATTTGATTTAACACCTGAACAATTGAAAGCGCTATGAAAATACGATGTTCACAAATAGGTAAAATTATGACAAACCCCCGCACCAAGGGGGAGCGTCTTTCTCAAACTACTAAAACGTATTTACTTGAATTAGCGGTCGAAGAAAAATACAATATACACAAAGAGTTCTGGTCAAGGTACACCGATAAAGGAAATGAAGTAGAACCCGAAGCAATAAAGTTAGTTAACAATGTTTTAGACGTTGGATTTATTTACAAGAATGAAGAACGAATAACAAATGAATGGGTAACTGGTAAGCCTGACGTAAACACGGACGTATTAATAGATGTAAAATCTTCTTGGGATGCGTTCACGTTCTTTGAAAAGGTAGTAGAAGAAGAAGTAAAAAACAAAGATTACTACTATCAATTACAGGGTTATATGTGGCTAACTGATAAACAAGAAGCGTTATTGTGTTATTGTTTGATTGATACACCTTTGCAAATCGTTCGTGACGAAATAAGAAGGGAACACTGGCGAAGAAACGAAATAGATGAAAACGACGAAATAATAGACTTTGTAGAAGCCAAACATACTTTCATACATATACCTAAGGAAAAGCGCGTTAAAACGCACGTAATTAAGCGAGATGAGAAAGTAATAGAAGCTATTAAAACACGAATTGAAGAATGTAGAGAATATTATAATAACTTAATTCAAGTGATATGAATTTGTATATATCTGATATAAAAAAGTATGCTTTTGAAAGCATGTTTAAAAGGTCGATAACTTCAAAGCCTTTATTTAATGATGGAATTATGCGTATTACAGAAGTTTCTAAAAATGTTTGGAATAAAGAATATTGGGTGTTAGATGGTAGGGGTTACCATGCGTGCGTTTATTTCTTAGTAGATAATGAAATGATTGTTTATATAGGCCAAACAACAAGCGAATATAGAATAAGGCAACATGAAAAAGATAAACAATTTACAAGCGTTTGGTTTATCCCTGTTAAAGCCCCATACCAAATAGTTTTAGAGCAAAAATTATTATCTAAATATAAAACTAAATATAATAAAAGGTATAGCAATTTGTTAAAGCAACCAAGTGAATTATATTTAAATAAAATGAGAGTAGATAAAGACGAATTACAAAATATATATTTAAACCTATAAAGTAATATGAATCCAGAAGTTAACCAAGAAATACAAGAATTAAAAAAAGAACTTAAAGAATTAAAGCAATTAGTAAAAGCACTAACAAGCGTAACAGACGAAGGCGGTACTGTAAATGCTGATTCTTTAGTAATTAAAATGTTAAAATTAAAAGTAAAATAAAAATGGAAAAAAGAGACAACTCAGGAGCGTTATTTACAAATGACAAAAAGACGAAAGAAACGCA